GGGAGAAGAATCCGACACTCCGAGTACAAGCGAGTTGGGTGACACCAGCGGGGCGAGACCACAAGGGCAACGGGAGCAGGCGGGAGCGGGCGAAGGGCACACCACTGGACGAACAAGCGACCCTGGCGAGTTGGGCCACGCCCCGAGCGAACGATGCGGAAAAGCGGGGGATACCATTAGACAACCCGCGCAACGGGCTGGTGACACAGGCGCAGCAAACTTCTGGTCTGACTGTCTCTGGCTCCCCTGCCGCGACGGAAAAGCCCGGCCAGTTGAATCCGGCACATTCCCGCTGGCTCATGGGGTTCCCGCCCGCGTGGGACGCCTGCGTGCCTACGGTAACGCGATCAACCCGTGGACCGCGGCGGCGTTTGTGAGCGCCTACATGGAGACCCCGTGATTCCCCGTCGCAAAGCCCTAGTGAAATCCCGGAAGCGGATCGCCCGCCGGACGCGGCCCCGGAGCAAGGGCGGCCGGCGGTTCACGCACGCGACGCGCGATCCGGAGAAACTGACCTGGGTGCGCAAGGGTTGGTGTGCCTTGGCCGATGGACGGTTCCTGACCAAGCACGGTTGCTGGATGAACGGCTCGAATCCAGAATCGCACCACGAACCGCCGCTGAGTCGTGGGGGGAGCGATGAGCGCATAGTGCCGCTCTGCTTTTGGCATCACGACGAGCGTCATCGTCTCGGGAAGCGGGACTTCGAACGGCTCTACCGAGTGGACCTCGAGGCGCTGGCGGTGGACACCGAGGCCCGGTGGCGGGCCGCCCAGGCGGGGGCCGGGAAGTGACCGCCAGGGCAAGCGTCCGGATCCACGGTCGGCAGAACGTCACCGAACGTGACTACGGGCTCGTGCTGGAAGCCCGGAAGCGTGGGGGGGAGATCGCGGAATACTACTTCGAGGCATTGACCTTGCTGCTGGCCGCCGACACACGGTATACGCCAGACTTCTTCGTGGTACTCGCCGGCGGGGAGTGCGAGCTGCATGAGGTCAAAGGCTTTTACCGTGACGACGCCAAAGTCAAGGCACAGGTCTGCGCCCGGCTCTACCCCTTCCGGGTCAAGGTGGTGCGCCGTGAGGGCACGGGCTGGAAGATCGAGGACGTGGAGCCATGAGCGACGAACCAAATATCACCTTCAAGGGGGCGCATCATGGGCGACGATCAAAGCGAGGACATGTACACCGCATTGCTTGAGGACTTCCTCCAATATGCGTGGGCGATCATCGCCAACGCGGGGGGCGGCGACTGGACGAAGGAGACCGCCGAATGGCAAACGGCAGCGGCGAAATGGCGCGAGCAATACGACAGCGTGCTTCCAGCAATGTCGGGACCAAAATGATCAGCACTTCGTCCCTGCCGGACCTCGTGGAACGGCTCCGGCTCATCGCCCCCTCTTATATGCCAGACGGCCACCTGGCTTTTTCCCCCGAGGACGTGGCACGAGGGCTGGAGGCGGCGCAAGACCGATTCGCTGCGCTCTGGATGGCGCCGCAGCAGATCAACGCCTGGGATGCCTGGGCCTCGATTCGAGAGGCGTTTGTGGCCGCAGCGGGGGCGAACCCGAAGGAGGGGATATGACCGAGCGACAGATAGTTGTTTGTGAGGTTCACGGCCGTGGCCATCCCGCCGACAAGCCGTGCGATTACTGTGAGGAACGCGACCGCCTTGGAGGCCTGGCACTCGGCAAACTATTACGTGGGTTACCAGCGACAGGAATTGCCGCCACGCTGGCGCTCCCACCGGAGGCCCAGGGATGACCCAGGATGTGTACTGTCCCTACTGCAAGAAGCACCTCCCAGGTCTGGAGCTGGGGCCGCAGACGCACATCGAGCTGCGTGCCCAGAGTGAATGCCGACCCATCGAAGCTGGTGAGCACCGGGTCAAGTGCAAACAGTGCGGGCAACCATGGTTGGTGCGGGTAGTGGCTCTTGGTGCTGGTACTGTACCAGTGGAAAGCGAAGGCCCTTGCTCAACGTCTAGCGAAACCGTAAGTTAGCAGCGAGTCAGCGCCCCATCGCGGGCCATCCCCTTGAGCGGCTCTCGCAGCCCGGGAACTCAGAACCCTGAGCCCCGGGCCTTTGCTTTGTCCCAACACCCCAAGCACTATGATCCTGCCACCAAAGCCGCTGTCATGGCGGCGCTCCTCGCCGGCCAGGGGATTCAGGAAGTGGCTAAACAGTACAAGATCCCAGAAGGGACGATCAAAGCCTGGAAGTCGCGGCAGAAGGATGCATCCCAGGTTGCAGCGGTTGCGGCAGGAAAAAAGGAAGAGATCGGCGAACTCTTACTGGCATACCTTCGGACGAACCTGTCCACGCTTCAGCAACAACAAATCGTGTTCGCAGATGCCGACTGGCTGAGGAAGCAGGATGCTGGCGAAGTCGCGGTGCTGCACGGCGTCTTGACGGACAAGGCTATTCGACTACTGGAAGCCCTGAGCCATGCTGACGTTGCGCCACAAGGCTAAAGGGTTGGTTGGTTGGACCGGGCTGGTTGATACCGGCGAGTTCCGCTTCGGAATTGCGAAGGGGCAGTTGGTGACCTCGCGCTTCGGGGACTGGCTTTCTATAGCTCGTCCCGAGTTCCGCTGGGATGCCGAGCACTTCCTGATGATGCAGGGCGCATTGGATCGGGTCACGGCTGGGGTGATCAGTCGGGTCTTCTTTCAGGTCGCCATCCGTCACGGGAAGACGGAGCACAACACGATCAGCTACGGCGCGTATCGGCTGGAGCGCGACCCCCGGTGCCGGATTCTCCCCTGCTCCTACAACCAGCAACAGGCCGACCTCATCAGTCGCCGCATTCGCCGACTCGCCCGTGAGCGTGGGGTGGCGATGAGCGGTGACCGGGACACCGCCAGGGAGTGGGAAACCGCGGCCGGTGGTGGAGCGCGGGCGGTTGGTGCCGGAGCTGGGGTTGCCTCGGTCAATGCCGACCTCATCCTCATTGATGATCCGGTCGGGTCCCGGGAAGAGGCGGAAAGCCAAGCCCACCGCGATCGTGTCTGGGACTGGATCACGAACGACATTTTGGCTCGCTGTGAACCACAGACGGCGGTCCTCTTTACGATGTCGCGTTGGCATCAGGACGACCCCGCTGGCCGGCTATTAGATCGGCAGCGTGGACGGTGGCACGTGATTGATCTCCCGGGACGGGCCGAACCGAACGATCCGCTGAATCGTCCTGTCGGCGCGCCCCTCTGGCCGGAACGGCTCGGAGAAGATTGGCTCAACGAGAAACGTGAGGAGCTGGGGGAATACGGCTTCGCCTCGCTCGTCCAAGGTCGTCCACGACCGCGGGAAGGCGGCATGTTTAAGTGGGCTTGGTGGCAACTCCTCGACGCGGTTCCCCAAACGGGTCGGATGATCCGGTATTGGGACCTGGCCGGGACTGAGCCCAAGGGTCGAGGACATGATCCAGACTACACGGCGGGGGCGTTGCTGTGTCGCATGCCAGACCAACGGACGGCAGTGGTAGATGTGGCGCGGTTTCGGAAGTCGATTGCCGCTCGGGACGCAGAACTTGAGCGGATCGCCCTGGCGGACCGGACTACGTATCCCGGGCGGGTGCGTTGGTGGATTGAGGCCGAGGCCGGCATCGCCGGGGAAGAACGGACGGTCGCACTCGTGCGGCGGCTGCAAGCCATCGGCATGGCGGTCCATACCGAACACGCGACGGGCAAGAAGACGATCCGCGCCGAGCCCTTAGCGTCCGCCGCGGAAGCGGGGAATGTATTGCTCTGTCCTGGTCCCTGGCGTGACGCCTTCCGCAGTGAGTTGGCCGACTTCCCGAATGGGCTGCACGACGACCAAACGGATGCTGCCAGTGGGGCCTTTACGAAAGTGTCCATTGCCACAGCCGTGCTGATCGGAGACTTCTCGATATGACCACATCTACGCAACCGATTCCCGAGAAGGACCGCCCGGACTACGAGAGCGCCGCAGTCAAGGCTATGCTGCCCGATCTGATGCTGGTGCGGGATGTGGCCGCCGGCCAGCGGCGGATCACTGGGCGCACGACGACCTATCTCCCCCAGCACCCGAAAGAGGAACCGGCCAATTACCGTATCCGCGTCGGGCGGCCGACCTTCTTCAACGCCTTTCTCCGAACGCTCGACGGGTTAGTCGGGATGGTGTTCCGGACGAGCCCCGAATTAGGGGAGGATGTGCCGAAGGTCATCGAGAACCATTGGGAGAATATCGACAAGGAAGGCAACCATGGAGAAGTCTTTCTCAAAACCGTCTTCGCAGACGCCCTGGAAGCTGGCCATAACGCGATCTTCGTGGACTACCCCGCGATTGCGAATCCTGATAGGGTGACGCGAGCGGAGGAGCGGGTGCGCGACCTCCGTCCGTACTGGGTCCATGTGCGCAAAGAGGACATCCTGAACTTCCGTACTTCCCGCGGGCCCGGCGGTGAACGCCGACTCGATCAGATCACCCTCCGCTTCCGGACCCATGAGCAGGATGGGACATTCGGAGATAAGCCCGTAGTTCGGTATCGGGTGTATCAGCGGATCGACGGAACGGTGCGGTGGGAAATTTGGCAAGAGGGCGAAGATAAGATGCCGCGTCCCACGGATGAGCGGGGCGTCATTCTCAAGCAGGACCGCATCCCCATCGTCTTCATCTATGGCCGGCAAACTGGCTTTGGGGAATCCACACCGCCACTTCTGGATCTGGCGAACTTGAACCTCCTGCACTATCAGACCAACGCCGATTACTTCCACGCGATGCACATTGCCTGTGTCCCAGTTCCCGTCGCGATCGGGATGCAAGAAGGCGCGCTCGTCGTGGGCCCCAACGCCTCGCTCTCCCTACCACCCGGCGGGGACTTCAAGTACGTCGAGACCTCGGGAGCGGCCCTCGCCGCGGCACGGACGGCCCTGGAAGACCTCGAAGGCCAGATGGCAGTGATGGGGCTCTCGCTCTTGCAGGGCGAGAAGCGGGCAGCGGAGACGGCAGAAGCCAAGCGGCTGGACAAGAGCGAGAAGGACAGCGCGCTCTCCACGGCGGCGCGGGCCTTGCAAGACGGGGTCGAGCAGGCGCTCATGTTCCATGCGAACTATCTGGGTGAACAGCAGGCTGGCTCTATCACAATCAATCAGGACTTCATGGCCGAGGCGATGACCCCCGATCAGGTCCGGGTGTTGAGTGAAGCCGTTGCTAAAGGCCAACTCTCCCTAGAAACGATGTGGACGAAACTCCAAGAGGGTGAGTGGTTGCCGGACGACTTCGACGCCGATCTGGAGAAGCAGCGGCTGACCGATAGTGGGGCATTGCTAGATCCTAATGCGCCTCCACCGCCCCCCGCGCCGGCCCGCATGATGGAGGTGCAGAATCCTGATGGTTCTACCCGCATGAGGTTGGTCGAGAACCGTTGAGAGAGGATAAACACCCTCTTCTGGAGAATGCCCAATGAGTGTCGATCTGAATATCCTCCTGGCCAATGCCTTATTGGATCGGTACGACAGCGAGTTCCCACAAGGCTCGCTGGTCCAGATTCGGACGGGAGCCCCGCCGGGGGCCGAGAACGCGGCCAGCGGCTCGCTCCTGGTGGAGATCACGAGCCCCGCCTCGCCCTGGAACCCGGCAGGCAGCGGCAGCAAGACCAAGAACGGGACCTGGAGTGCCGCAGCGACGGGAGGCGGCGTAGCGGGCCATTACCGAATGAAGAATGCCGCAGATACGCGCCGTGAAGAAGGTACGGTGACTCTCACGGCCGGCGGTGGTGACATGACGTTGGACAACACGAACATCGCCGTGGACCAGGTGGTCACGATCAACACGTTCACGAAGTCGCTCTAGCCCAAGGGAGATATCATGGCCGTCACTGATATAATCACCGTCAATCACATCATCGAAGACCCTGAGACGGGTGCGCTGGAAGTCGAGATTGACCTGAACGGTTCGATCTATCCGCAGGTCTTCGAGAGTCGGGAACGGATGGTGCTGTTGATGAGTGGCGGTATCTCGACGCCCGCGGAAGCGGTAGCTTTGCTCTTTCACTGGTGGTTGGCGCGCGACCCCGACGCCAGCAACGAGGCGCTCGTCGTTGGCAAGGCGTTCAAGGTGGACTGGGGCGATCCGAACCCGATTAAGGTGAACTGATGCGCTCGGTCCATTCCGGTCGGCTGGAACGCTGGTTCGGTGCCGAGCGCGTCGAGCAGTTGAGTCGGATCGGACGAGGGTGGTACGGGCCGCCGATCCATCTGCTCGACTGTCCGGGCAGTGTCCGGATCTGCGGCGACGGCGACTTCATCGGGCCGTTCGAGCGCGGCTACTTCATGAGTGCCCTGGACGCGCTCAAGGCGGCGCTGGATCGCGCCGGCAGGCTGCATCCGGGGACGCTCTACACAGGCTTTACCAGCATCTCCGACGCGCTGGCGCGCGCCTCGGGAGGATTC